CTTTCCCGACGGCCTGCACGCCGTCATGATCGAAGACACGTTGATGGAGAGCGGGCCGCTGCCCGTCACCAACGACGAAGACGTCGCGGTCAAGAGCATCCTCATCCGCTCGTTCGCGCACTCCCCGGGCTGCGCCTTCGGCAAGCCGCCGGCCGACGACCTCGTGCCGCTCCAGATCAGTCGGAACCTCGTCGACTCGCTCATCCAACTGATCCTGATGCACGACGCCGCGCCCCGTACGTTCATTCCGCTCAGCGTGACCCTGGAGAACCAACCGACCGGCCGGCCCGGCGAGAGCATCTTCTACCGCTCGATGCTCCCGGGCGACAAGCCGCAGACCGACCGGGGCGTCAATCCCCCCGAGGGACTCTACAAGTACCTCGAAATCATCGACACGAAGTTCCAAGAGATCAGCAAGCTCAACTCCGTCCTGGCCGGCGCGCGACCCGAGGGCGACCCCACGCTGGGCGAAGTGCAACGGCTCGAAGAGAACGGAATGCGCTCGTTCAAAGAACCGCTCGACATGCTCGTGCGGTTCGAGAAGGACCTCTCGCTGATGCTCTTCTGGATCGCGAAGCGGTCCGCCTGGGCCGACCGGATGCGCCGGGTCCGCGGCGAGAACGGCCAGTGGGAGATCAGCCAGTTCAACGCGAGCGACCTCGACGGCAAGATCGACGTCCAGATCGACCGGCAATCCGCGTGGCCGAAATCCCCGCTCGCGAGGCTCCTGCGGATGGACAAGGCGTTCGCGTGGGGCGTGCTCATGCCGCCGGCGCAAGACCCCGAGCTGCAGCAGAAGTGTCTCGTCGAATTGGATCTCATCGGCATGAAACCGTCGATGGACGCCGACCGCCAGCAGGTCGCGCGGAAGCTCGATCGGTGGAAAGCGGCGCACAGCCCCGAAGAGATCGCGCCGCCCGATCCGATCACCGAAGAACTGCCGCTGCACTTCCACTTCTGCAAGCAGTTCCTGAAGACCGAGGAGTACGAGCAGCTGCAGGAGGCGAACCCGCCCGTCGCCCAGGCGATGGCGATGCACGTCCAGATGATCCAGCAGTTCCTGCAGCAGCAGCAGATGGCCGCCGCGGCGATGGCCGCGGGCCCGCAACCGCCCGACAGCCGCACGCCAGCCGAGAAGGGCGACGGCACCGCGGTCGAGGATGCGGTCGCCTCCGGCGCCATTCGGCCCGCCGGCGGCGAGCCGGCACCGCCTGACCAGCTCCAGGCGGCGATCAGCAGCGGCGTACTGCGCCCGGCGGGGAACGAACCGGCACCGCCCGATCCACTGCAGCAGGCGATGGACAGCGGCGCGTTGATGCCGACCGGTGCGATGCCCGCGCCACCGCCGATGCCGTCAATTGACGATCTCATGGCGCAGGGCGTCTTGCAGCCCGCGCCGCAGGAGCCGCGCGTGTAGAGCGGGAATAAAACATAGTGCCGCGGGGAATAAAAAATATTCCCTCGCGCCACACGACGTTGACGAGGGGCTCTTGGCGTTTGCCTCTGTACCCACCCGGCTCAGCACCGTGAGCGCCCCGGGTCCTTCGTCATCACTCGGATCGGTCGCGGTTTTTCACTGAACACCGCGGCCTCGCAGACGCCCTTCGGGGTGGTCGGGGCCGCTCAAGGCGAACTGGTGCGCGACGCCGGTGCGCCGGAGGACTGTCTTATGGGATTCAGAGTTCAGGTCGGCCCGTTCGGGAACCTCGCCGCGCTGCTCGACGACTGTATGGCGCGCTTCGAGGCCCCCCTTACGACGGAGCCGATCGACGCGCCAGCCGGCGGGGGTGGTGAGACGCCACCAGAGAACACCGGCGCGGAGGGAGATCCTCCGCCTTCGGAACCGGTCCACGCCGGGAACGAGGACGACGACGACGAGTTCGACGACGACCCCGACCTCAAGGACGACGGCCAACCCATTACGTCGGATCGGTTCAAACGGGTCACCGGCAAGCTCGCGAAGCTGAATCGCCGGGACAAGAAGTTCCGAACGACCGCGGCCCGGCTCAAGGACTTGGAGAAACAGGGCCTCTCGCTCGACGACCTGGTCGTCAAAGCGCGCCAGTACGACGGCCTCGACCAGCAGATTCGGTCGAACCCGCGGCTGCGCTCGCTCATCTTCGGCGGCGAACCGGACCCCGTGCCGGCGCGTCGGGAACCTGTGGTGGAGCCCGAGTTCGACGAAGCGGCACTGCCGTTCGATCCGAACGAAAACGACACCAATCGGTACTTCGCGAATCTCGCCAAAAACTCGTTCGAGCAGCACAAGGTCATACGCCAACTGCAGGAACGCTTGAACGGGTTCGAGGGCAAGGACAACGCGCGGACCGAAGCCTCGATCCGGCAGGAGTGGAAATCCACGATCGACACCGCGGCGGCCTACATCAAGGACGAGGGCGTGCAGACCTTGTTCAAGGACGCCATGACCGCGGCGTACCACAACGTCGGCCGCAACGGCAAGTACCGGCCGTCACAGATCGCGAACCACTACCTCAAGGCCCTGAAGGTCAACCCGCAGCAAGCGGCAGCCGCCACCGCGGCCGTTGCCGCCGCCGCCCCGGCCCCCGCACCGAACCGCGCTGCCACGGCGCAGCGCATCGCTGAAAACAACCGCGGACTGTCACGGAACGTCGCCCCCGCCGGCATCCCGGCGCCCGCACGGAACCCACGAGAAACCCTCGCGGACGTCCGCAAACGGCTCACCGGATCCCGTAGGCGTCGGCGCGTGGCTCGCGGTACTCGCGACACCGCTCGACCGCCACTACATGCCGGGGTCGGACCTCACACAGTGGGACCCGCTGTTCAAAGAGGACTACACCCCCGCGATCATCAACGAACTGCAGGAGGAGAACAACATCCTGCAGTTCATGGAGTCGGAAATCCCCGACGACACCTGGCAGGGCCGGGTGAAGATCATGCCGATCAAGATCGGCCGCAACTGGTCGGTCGGATCCATCGGGCCCGGCGGACGCCTCCCGCAGGCGGGGCGCTCGAGCTTCCAGAAGTTCAGCATCCCCATGAAGGACACGTACGGACGTGTGGGCTTTGAACGCTGGGTCATCGAGCAGTCGCGCAACAAGAAGGGATCCTGGCAGCAGGTTATTCCTTCGGAGATGGAGAGCCTCACCGAAGACCTCTCCTTCCACCGCAACCGCGTGTGCTGGGGCTACGGCGGCGGCATCCTCGCGCTCGTGAACGGCGCGGTCGCCAACTCGACGACCGTGACGGTCGACGCGCCGGGCAACGTGGCCGGCGCGATCATGGGCAACCGCTACCTGTACGGCGATGCCACCTCCGGCATGTTCATCGCCTTCCTCGACGCCGCGAACGCGGTCGAAGCGACCGGCATCATCACCAGCGTCAACGCGAACGGGCTGTCGATCACCGTCGATGCGGCCGTCACCCTGACCGACAACGACAAGATCGTCCTCGCGCAAGCGCCCGTCCAGAACAGCTTCAACAAGGAGCCGGAAGGGGTGCTCGCGGGCATCGACGACGGCACCTACGTGAGCGTCTATCACGGGCTGTCGCGGACGACCTACCCGATCCTCCAGTCGACCGTCATCACCGGCGTCGGCGCGCTCTCGCTGGACGCGATCCAGCAACCGCTCGATGCCGTGTCGATCCGCGTCGGTAAGTCGATCGACTTCTTCGCCGCGGAGCACTCGGTGCGCCGGGCCTATCTCGCGCTGCTCGAAGCGGACCGCCGCTACACGGGCGCCAACCTGATGAGCCCCGATGGCGGCACGAAGGCCGCGAAGAAACCCACCGGCAAGAACATCACCTACGGCGACATCCCGATCGTCGTCGACCGCGATGCGCCCTACCGGATGCTGTTCGGGTTCAACAAGGCGAGCTGGACCCGCTACGTCGAGAACGAGGGGTCATGGGCGGACGACGACGGCCACGTCATGAAGTGGGTGTCGGAGTACGACCAGTGGACCGCGTTCTTCTACATCCTCGACAACTTCCATTGTCAGCAGTCAAATAGGAATTTTAGAATGGAAGGTATCGATGTGAACCAGCTCATAGCCCACGCGGCTTAGAGCTTTTTCACAGGTTCAACATGACGCTGACCTTGGTGGCGCGGAGTCGTGGCGGCTTCTTCGAGGCTCCAGCCTCGCGCGAGCCGCGCGTAGAAGGTCGAATGGGACAATCCGGACTGTTCCAGCAGGGGCAGCACGTTGCGTTGACGCACGCGCTGCCCCACACGCGCTGGAGTTGTCAGGATCAGTTCCGTCGACCATCCTCGCCGGAGTCGGCCGGACAAGGTCGGGAGACTCAGGCCCGTCTCCTGCGCCCACGCGGTCAGCGTCATGGTTTTCCCTGCAAACGTGAGCAGATGCACGCGCGACGAGTTCAGAACCTGTTCGCGCTTCGTCGACCACTTGCAGTTGCCCGGCGTGTAGGGGCCGTCGTTGTCCTTTCGGTCCACCGTGTGATTGAGCGGGCGCGGCCCAATGTCGTCACAGAACGCATCGAACGAGTCGCGCCATCGCTGGCACACCGTGATGCCGCGACCGCCGTAATACGGGTAGGCCGGGTCTTTAGGGTCACTGCACCGACGCAGCATCATGCGCCACACATGGAACAGCGGGTGTCGGGTTTTTGGAATCATCCCGGCACCTTAGCACTAAACGCAACGTAGAAAACCAATAAATCGAAAGGACCCCGTATGCAGCTCGCGAAGACGCCCGTGTTCACCATGCCCGACGGCGAGGTGGCCGATCTGCTCGTCGAACGGCTCGACGAAGTCGGCCTGGCGCACGACACGCCGGTCATCTGTATCAACCGCGGCCGGAACACGCTCGACGACACCTTCAACGCCCGGCACGTCACGATCCCGCCCGGCTACTTCCGCACGGAGTACGGCGCCGCGCTGCACTTCCAGAAGCGGCTCATCGTCCCCGGCACCCGCAACCTCGAGCAGGGCGGATACGTGAGCTTCATCGGTATCCTCGGCTCCGAGAACGGCAAGAACAAAGTCGACGACGAGAGTCGCTGCACGCCGTTCACCGACGAGGAACTGACCAAGTTCGGGGAGAAGATCGAAGGCATCGACCGCGACGCTCTCGGCGGCAACGCGAAGGACGTGCAGGTCATCCCGACGTCGATCGCCCGCGCGCAGTCGCGCAATCAGAGCGCGTCGATGCGCCCGCAGATCAGCGCCGACGAACAGGCCACACCGGAAGCCGCCGCGGCGGCCGCGCACGTCTTTGAACCGCCGACCGAAAGCGCCACCCGCGAGGCGGAAGCCGAAGCGGCCGCGATGGAACCGCCGAAGGGAACACGGCGCCGGTGAGCACGCACGTCCCCATCCCGTGGCACCTCCGACTGCCGCCGCAGTTCGAGGACGTCATCGGGTATCTGCAGCTCGTCGACCCGGACCTCCGCATCCGCCGGAGCGCCGAGGCCACGAACGTGTTCGTCATCGAACGCCGGTGTCGCCGCGCGCCCGCGGTCAACACCGGGATGCGCGACACGTCCGACATGCACGTCCAGGCGCGCGACGGCTACATCCACGTCGCGTCGGTGCATCCGAACTGGTTGACGAAGCCGTGGAACATGGTCGCCGCGCTGAAGTGCGAAGGCGCGGATCTCTGGGCCGAGGGCGGACACGCCAAGTTCGCCACCGAGGTCGAGTACGAGGAAGCGTGGACGGTCGAGACACGCAAGCGGCGGCGATTCGGGCTCTATCGCGACATTGCCGGCGATGGGTACGACGCACTCAACCGGCTGAGCAAGAACGGCGTCAGGGCGTCACGCATCAACAACGTCGGGGTGCGTCCGCATTCCGACTTTCTGCCTGCGCCTGCGTAGGCACGAGGGAGATCCTCCATGTCGATTCGCTTCACCCGGCGCTCGATTCGCAAAGCGGCGTCCTACACGGTCAATCCGTCGGTCGACGCGTGCGGCACCACGTTCACCAACAGCGGCGCGGTCGGCGCCATCACGTTCACGCTCCCGCGGCCGACCGCCGGCCTGCTCGGGCAGTGGTATCGCTTCCGCGGCGTCGTCGCGCAGAACCTGATCGTCGCCGCAGCCACCGCGGGCCAGATCATCACGCTGAACAACCTCGCCGCGGCGTCGGTCGCGATGCAGACCGGCGGCCAGATCGTCGGCGGCGTCATCGAGGCCGAATGCGTGCTCCTGGCGAGCGGCGTGTACATGTGGGCCGTCGCCGGCAGCACCGTCGGCGTGACCTACACCGTCGCGTAGTCGTGCGGGGCTGCGTGGGCAATATCGTCCCGCGGCCGATCGCGTCTCACTCGGGTTGTCTGAAGGAGTCTTCGCTATGGACCTCTTGGCTCTCAGTCTCTCGCATCCCAGCATCGGGGGCCCGATGCTCGTCCTCGCACTCGTGCTCGGCATGGCGTGGCTCACGGAGGACATGCTCGTCAAAAGCCTCATCGCGCTCGGCTTGCTCAATAGTGTCGGCGGGTCGAGCTTTCCGGCCGTCCTGGCGGCGCCGTCGCAGACGCTCGGCATCCCGCAGTCCGGCAAGACGTTTGTCGGCGTCGTCGATGCGGTGTTCCAGCTCCCGAAGGCGGTCGCCAACCGCGGCCTGTCCTACACGTTCATCTGCGGCGTGGCCTCCGCCGGCGCGGGCATGATCATCAGTCCCGACGCGGCTGACTTCATCGGCGGCTACGCCCTGACCGTCGTGGTCAACAAGGACCTGATCAATACCCCCGCCACGGACGTCGTCGGGGACCAGGTGACGATCACCGAGAACGCGGCCGGGACCGGCTGGTTGATCACGAGCAAGATCGGTATTTTCGCGAAAGAACCCTAACGAGCTGAGGCGAGATGCGGGCGGTGCGGTGACGAACCGTCCGCTGGGAACACCGGCTACACCCCGGCCGGCGAGGGTGGTGTCGAAACCCCCGCTCGCGTCTCGTCTCTCTTCTGTGGAGGACCGAACGATGATCACGTTTTCTCGCCAGCAGCTCCTCGCGATGGTGGCGTTCTTCGGCGCGCTGCTCGTGGGCCTCGTCGTCGTGCCCCCGCTGCCGATGGGCGCGCAGCCGGCGTCGGCGCCCGTGCGGCTGACGGCGCCCTACCGCGTCACGGTCGGCGCC